TACTGCCGTAGATGTTGATATGAGTTCACTAACAGGTAGTGGTGTTAACCCAGATTTCAAAGGTGCTAGAGCTTTTGTTGCTACTTCAGGATCAGCTCCAGGTACTATTTTAACTACAACAACACTTCTCCCAGAATATACTTCTGTTAGTGGTGCTACTGTTACTTTTATTCACCAAGTAAGCTCAGCTTCATTGGATGATTTAACTCCGGATATGGTGGTATTATATAATCTTCAACCAGAAGATAATTACAGAGGTGACTTTGAAGATGCTAGTGGTGCTGGTTTTCCAAATGCCCAATCTGCAACTGCCCTTTCAATTCCACAAATTGATGTGAAAATGAAGTCTGAAGCAATTGTTGCTAAAACTAAAAAGTTGAAAGCACAATGGACACCAGAATTTGCTCAAGATTTGAATGCTTACCAAGCACTAGATGCTGAGGCTGAGCTTACTTCAATCATGAGTGAGTATATTTCATTGGAAATTGACCTTGAAATTATTGACATGCTTATTCAAGATGCATCAGCTGCTGATGAGTATTGGAATGCACAAAATAACCAAGCTCTTAATTCTGCTGGAACAGGATATACAGACTTGAATTTCTTCAATTCTCAAGGACAATGGTTCCAAACTTTAGGTACTAAAATGCAAAAGGTATCAAACAAAATTCACCAAAAGACCCTTCGTGGTGGTGCTAATTTCTGTATGATTTCCCCAACTGTTGCTACTATCATTGAGTCAATCCCAGGATTTGCTTCAAATGCTGATGGTGATGCTACAAAAGGTAAATTTGCATTCGGTATCCAGAAAATGGGCCAAATGAATAGTCGATACGACGTTTATAAAAATCCATATATGACTGAAAATGTTATATTGATGGGTTATAGAGGAAATCAATTCCTTGAAACAGGCGCTGTATTTGCACCATATATTCCTTTGATCATGACTCCTCTAGTATACGATCCAGATACCTTCACTCCAAGAAAAGGTCTCTTAACTCGATATGCTAAGAAGATGATTCGACCAGAATTCTACGGTAGAGTATTTGTTAGCAACACTGAGTTGATATAATAAATCTTAACATATAGATTCAAAAGATTAGGCCTGGCTTTTTAAGTCAGGTCTTTTTTTATTCTAATTAAAATTTCTAATATTTATAACCAAAACCAATGGCTGATTTTACCCTTTTAATAAGAGAACGTGTTTTGATTGAAGGCACAGAGCGAGGAACTGATTATAATCTTACAATCTCAAATATTGAAAACATTGATAATAGAATAGTAACAATTCCATCAGGGAGTGAAACAACAATTTTTAAATATAGTAACTTACCTGGAGCAGGAACATTCCAAACTGGAAGTTTTAAGTATGGTAGAATTTCAAACTACTCATCTACAATACCCTTAAATCTAAAAGTATCATCCTCCTCTGAGTTATTAAACTTTTCAATAGCCGCAGGTGGAACATTTATGCTTTCTACAAGTGACATTACAGGAAGTTTAGCTAATACATTTACATATGATGATATAATGGCAGTATCAGTTGAACCATCAGGTAGTAGTGCTAAAGTTGAGTATTTTATAGCAACAACTTAATTAAACAATTATGAATATACCTATTTGGACAGGAACATCAACATTTCTCCCAGGCCAAACACCCTTTGGCTTTTATGATAATGACTTAGATTTTAAAAATGATGCTGATAAAGTAGCTGATTTTTGTGCTAGAAGATTAGGTTGGCCTTTAGCTGATGTCGAACTTCAATCTGGTTCATTTTATACTGCTTTTGAAGAAGCAGTAACAATATATGGGAATGAATTATATGCTTACAAAGTTAGAGAAAATTACCTATCATTAGAAGGCTCATCAGACAGTGAAAATGCTAATATTCAACTTATATCACCAAATTTAGCATCAATTGTTAGAATTTCAGAGCAATATGGTGTTGAAGCCGGTGTTGGAGGAAATGTAACTTGGTACTCAGGTTCATTAGATTTAATTAATGGCCAGCAAGAGTATAATATGAATGATTGGGCTGCTGCCAATGCAAATTTACAAGCTAATGACTCAATAGAATTAAAAAGAATATTTTATGAAGCTCCTCCAGCTATAACAAGATACTTCGATCCTTATGGGGGTACAGGAACAGGAATGATAAATTTAATGGATAATTTTGGGTGGGGTTCAATGTCACCTGCAATTAATTTTATGATGATGCCTATTAATTATGATCTACAAACTATTCAAGCAATTGAATTTAATGATCAAATACGAAGATCTAATTACTCATTTGAATTAATAAATAATAGATTAAAAATATTTCCAATTCCTAAAGACAATGTTAGTAAATTAATATTCCAATATATTAAAAAATCAGAAAGAAATAATCCTTATGAAAATGGAACAGGAAAAGTAACAAATGTAGCTGAAGTCCCATTTTCAAATCCTGATTATAATAAAATAAACTCAATAGGTAGGGCTTGGATTTTTGAAATGACTTTAGCAATATCGAAAGAAATTTTAGGATATGTTAGGGGTAAATACTCAACCATACCAATTCCAGATGCAGATGTTACTTTAAATCAATCAGATTTAATTTCAGCAGCAACATCTGAAAAAGAAGCATTAAGAGAAAAATTAAGAGCTTACTTTGATGAAACATCAAGAGATAAGTTATTAGAAAGAAAATCACAAGAAGGTGATTACTTAGAAAAAGAATTAAATAAAGTACCATATACAATTTTTATAGGATAATATGGCATTATACGGTGGTCAAAGAGATATAAGTTTATTTAGGCATCTCAATAGAGAGCTAATGGGAGACATTATTTCCCAAGAGTGTGTTTATTATAAATTTAAATTAGGTGAAACTAAAGTTAACCTATATGGGGAAGCTGCTGGAGCTAAATATTATTATACTGGCATTATATTAAGTTGTTTAATACAAAGATCAGATCAAGAATACCCAGATGATGAGTTTGGTGTACAATATCATCAATTAATTGATTTTAAATTCTTACGTGATGATTTACTACAAAGAAATTTAGATTTTAATGAAGAATTTGATCAAGGAGATTACTTTGGAGCTGACTTAGTTCCAGAAGTAGGAGATATAATTTACTACTATGGAGGCTACTATGAAGTAGATGATGTAATAGGCAATCAATTATTTGTAGGTAAAGATCCTGATTATGATTTTGCCCCAAATCCAATAAACCCAGGTTTAAGTAATTTTGGTAGTGATTTATCAATTATTTGTAAAACCCATTATACTCCAGTTGATAAAATACAGTTAGAGAAAGGAAGAATAAATGGCTAAAAGATATAGAAAACCCATACCAAAATCTCAAAAGGAAATAACAAATGATTTAATAACTCCTTATGATGCTAAAAGGGGCAATCCTAATGATGCTAGTGAAGGAGCACAATATCCTCCTACAAATGAAGCAAATGTTGATTTTAATAGATCAACTAAAATGTCCTTTAAAGATGATACTACAAAGCCATTTGTAGTTAGTATTAAAGACATTGATGAGTCAATAATGTATTACTTTGATAATGTAATTAGACCTCATGTTATACAAAATGGAGAGAGAATAGCTGTACCTATAATTTATGGCTCACCTGAAAGATGGAAGTCAGTTCAAAAAGATGGATATTATAGAGATAAAAAAGGAGCTATAATGAATCCTATTATTATGTTTAAGAGAAATTCAATTGAAAAAAATAGATCTTTAACTAATAAATTAGACTCAAATCATCCTAATGTTTATACTTCTTGGCAAAAATCTTACAATACTAAGAATTTCTATAGTAATTTTAACTTATTAAATAATACAATTCCAACCAAGCAATTTATGGCTAATGTAGTTCCTGACTATGTTACATTAACTTATGATTGTATTGTTCAAACTTACTATGTTGAGCAGTTAAATAAAATTGTTGAAGCTATAAATTATGCTTCTGACTCATATTGGGGTAATCCTTCAAGATTTAAATTTAGAGCTAGAATTGATAGTTTTAATATAGCTACTCAATTAGATCAAGGAAAAGACAGATCAGTTAGAAGTGATTTTTCAATCAAAATGTATGGTTATATCATTCCTGACGTTATTCAAAAAGAAACAACAGCTGTAAAAAAATACAACGCAAAATCAAAAATTATTTTTTCATTAGAAACTGACTCAAACCCAGCTAGATATGAAGCTAATCCTCAAGTAACAGATGATGGGAGAAGTAGAGCAACTCAAGGAGGAAACATAAGTTTAACAACTCCACCAACAACCATTACAACACAACCTGAAGCACCTGCTTTAATATCTTTAAATGACTTACCAACTACTGATCCTTTAGTAGCCGGTGTATTATGGAATAATGGAGGAGTACCAACTATATCAACTGGTTAATATTTATAAATAAAAGAAATAAATGGCTAATCAAGTAAGATTTTTAGAT